TTAACAACCTACATGGATTGTGACATGGAAGTTGAGCATGAAGACATCCAAAAAATCTTTGATCAAATCCCCAAAGATGTAGATATCCTCTTTACTGCTAATCGCCCGTATAACGCAGCACTGACTAAGTTATCTGACACAGAAGAAATGACTGAGCACTGTGGATTGTTTGTCTATCGAAATAACGAACAAACATTAAAACTCATGCGTGCATGGTATGATGAATATTGGGAACAGAATAAACCAGGATGGGATCGCAAACATTATCCCGAATCTGCACTACAATGGGATACATTTACAATGTGGAGACTCCTAAATCATTTCGATTTTGGTGTCAAAACTGCTAGATTCCCTGACCCAGATGCCAGATGGAACTTTGTTTCCGGATATAAAAAAGAAGAATTACAGGGTCAACCAGTAGTGATTTATCATTACACAATTCCACATTCTTTATTAAGTTAAACAGGACACACATGCTACAATTTACAAATTCAGTTTCTAAAGAACTAAGTGATATTTTAGATCCATTCACAGAATGGTTCTTTGCTCAAAATGATCAACATCTCGTGCTGGGTCCAGAAAGGCATCAAGAAATACGTCGAGGTGGGTTGAACGTGGATACTGCTACCGACGAACAATATTTAAATCATATCGTCGGTAAGGGTGAAAATCATGTAGGATTTCCTGATGTTGCATGGTGCACTGACATGTCACAAGCACATGGTCAACCATGGTTTCCTTCTGAATATGGAAGAAGGCAGCAAGCAACAAATACCGAGTTAATGAGTTATCTTGGCGCAAGAAACAATGCTGTATTTACTTACTATCCTGAAGATGGTTTCATGGGTTGGCATACCAACTGGAATGCATCGGGGTATAATATTCTCATCACATACAACTCAGAAGAAAATGGTGGATACTTCCGTTACCTAGATCCAGTTACAAAAGAAATCGTAACTATGGTTGATCCTATTGGTTGGTCATGTAAGGTTGGTCATTTCGGTGATCGTAGCGATCCGAATAAAATTGTCTATCATTGCTGTGGTAATACTGCTAAGAGATTGACACTAGGATATGTTGTACCGCATCTAGAAATCTGGCGGTCAATGATTGAAGACATCAGCGGCGAGGATGCTTCTCACTTTTCCTGAGTGCTTTTAACCTCACTATATTTTGTGAGTAGATCTTCTAGAATAGTCAACTGCTCATGCATTTTTTCAATATCATCTAACAACTTAGGAACTGCAATTCTTGCTCGCTCGAGGATTGCAGTTTCATAGTTTTTAATTCCAACATTAGTAGCAGACTTAATTCGACGGTTTCGAAATACTGTTTTAATTTTACTAATTAACGATGGAATTTTTGGTGTCATGTTTAATTGAACCATGTGTTGATTGCTGCGCTGTTCAGTTGCCTGTTGTCGCGCCTTTAAAATTTGTTCTTCTTTTATTTTTGCCGCTGCAGTATTTTCTCTAGCAAGTTTTTCATTTTCCTTTTTGAGGATCTGTAATTCTTCAACTAGTTTCGGATCTGTAACATGAACGGTTTCTACAACTGTTTCGATTACTTTCTCAATTACGACAGGCGGATTTTCTAAAATATCTTTTGCTTTAGCAATTGTTTCTGCTGCTACTTTTGATTCTTCTTCTGTTGCAAGTTTTTGTCTCTGTATTTCTTCATGTTTTTCTTGTGCGATTCTTTCCCTATCGAGTTCTTCTTGGGAAGGTTCATTAATCTCAACTTCGATAATTTCTTCTTGAAAGTTTCCATCGATCCACTCTTCTACGACTACTTCCTCGGGTGGAGGTGGTGCTGATACTAAAGGTTCTGGAATATAATCTTGCGGTGGTGGTGCGACGACTCTTGCTCTTGCCATATTATGTCCCCAATTCTATCATGCACGTATTGATATATAATCTGCCGAATTTTAACTTTCGTTCAGTACAAAAATCTATAATTGCTGCTCTAACTCCAGGATGTAAACTATTATGTATTGAATAATCATCAACAAAAATTAATCCATTTTGTTTTACCACATCAAGACTAGATACCAAATCTTCCATCACACCCTCATAACTATGATCACCATCGATATAAATCCAGTCCAATTTTTCTCCAGTATACGAAGAAAACCAATCCCGAGAAGTCATTCGATGGATAGTTGCAGGTAAATCTTTAAATTGTTCACAAACGTCAAGATAGAGATCGTCATAAAATTTTTGAAAATCTGCTGGGTCTGTCGAACCTACTAATGAAGAATATCTCTCTAATATTTTTTCGTACCCCATATTCAACCAATCAGTAGTATTTTCATATACGCTGATATTATATGGATCTATCATATGTAGATAACTACATTTTGTCAAAAGTTGTTTTGACGCATCACCTCTCCAGATACCAATTTCTGCACCTACAGAATTTTCTGGAATCCAATTCTCAGTTATTTTTTTAATATCCGTGTTTGTCCCAAGCATCATTTACTTTTTTCCAATTACCATGAAGCGATCGAAGTTTACTTTACCATCCCAAGACCAGTAAGACTGTTCGATCTGTCCCTCGTAGAAAACATCAGTAACTCCAACATTCTCAACATGCTCTTCGATCGATGGAACACAATTAATACCCCACATCTCTCTAAAAACATTTGACGACTGACAGGCAAAGATACAATCCTTGTTTGCGGTCGTCATTTTATTTAGCGGATACATTGCCTCGCAACCAATAGAAACTACCACATCAGTTTCTAGTGCATTGATGTCATGATATGCGAATGGAACATCCCAGTTGATATGATTTAATTCAATACCCTTCTCAGAATAATACCGATTGAACACCATTGATAATTCCAATGCGTCTTTATCAATATCGATCAAGTTAATTTTTTTGACATTTAAATTTTCACACAGTAATGGAACAAGTGGAAATCCTAACCAAGAATTTAGAATTGTAATGTCTAATTCTTCTGGAACATCTTTCATCTCCAATAGTTTTTCGACTAACCAAATGGCAGCATCCATAGTATTCGGATTCATGGACTTGCGGAAGTCCTCGTGTTTCCATGGCATCTCGTTGGCAATCTTATCAAGTCCCTCGCCCCAATAGCGATAGTTGTTCAAGTAATTATAATTTAACATCTTGTGGTCTTTCCATTGAATCGTATAAACAAACGAGCGGTTCAGGTCTGAGAACATGTTCTCTTACATCAATCGGCCAAACATATCCATAGTTATAACTATACACCCAGTTATCTGGAAAATGTCCGATCTTCAAAAGACGTTCTCTTTGGTGACCGAATAGATTATCTAACCCACGATAATAAAAAAACATTTGGTCAGGATAATCTCTTACGAACTTAGTAATTTTGTTTACATCTAATTTATCGTTCCATCTAAGAACGCTTGAATTTAGATCTGTGTATCTAAACGGAATTTCTTTTGTATCCTCTTTCATTTGCTTCATGTTATGCCAACGAGTTCGAATGAAAGTTAATGTATCTTCTGGATTATATTCAACAATACAATCAATATTGTGTTGGATACCTATGTCTAAGTCTAGGAAAAGTTTTTCTCCCATCTGCCGCACGACATTTTTGTCGAACAAGTGGAGTTTATTCCACCATTTTTCATAATAATTATCTTCAGGAATGGGAATAACTATGACCTCTGGATCTAAATCTCCAGGGTGTTCTGTGATACAATAAAATTTAAATTCGTGAGTTATGTGCTCTCTACACATTTCCAGAATACGATTTACGTATTCTGGTCCATATTTGAAACCCCACTTCACTGTGTAAATATTAATCATCAAATATTCCAATGCTCTAAAAGATCAGGATCAACTAACGATTCCTGCTTCACTTTGCCTCTACGATCATCTTGGAACGGCAGTAAATCCACGTTAAAAACGCAGAGAATGCAGTCTTTTCTATATATACCCACGTCAAGATCTCCCGAATCCCAGTCGCGTCCTCGGTTATATGAGTAAGCAAACGTATTTGGAAAATGTTTCCATAGAGGAGTATTGCTAAAGTCGCCCCATCGCCAACTGTGGTAGTTGTCGGTTCCATCTGTAAACGTAAACCAAATACGCTCTTGGTTTTCGAGAACGTCCTGCCAGATACACTCCGTCTGATTATCCGACCACACCATGCAACTACCATTGGTATACGCACCATGAGAGAGTTTGAAGTTGCGCGATTTCATCGGTCGCGGATCTTGCCACCAAGAACGTAACTTGGTAGGATTCTCTAGGTC